GTGGTTCCTTCTGCTATAGATGCTAACGCTCCTTGAGCAAAAGCTCGTTTAGCTATGCTAGGAGCCACACCTTTATTAATTAATTCTGCTACAGCATCATCTAATAATTCTTTGCCAAGAGGAGTTTTCTTTATTAATTGAGGTATAACCCCTTTTAAACCAACGGCTAGAGCAGCAGTGTCTAGGGCACCTATAATCGCTCCGCCACCTATCGCAGCTAAAGGATCTTCAAACCCGTCTCCTGCTCGACGTTTCATTTCTCTGTCTATTTCCCCTGCTCCTAAAAAAGAAGAAGGTAAAAAAGCTCCTATTCCACCACCTATAGCAGCTCTAGTCGCTGCTGTTCCCACAGCTACGGGAATAGCCGCTGCTCCAACTGCGGCCCCTGTAATTGCTAGAGGCAAAGCTGTTAAAATAGATGGAATAACTTGTGGTATAGCGCTGGTAAACAACCAATCAGCTGCATCTCCTACACCTTCGATATCTTCTATTTGCATAGGTCTACCGTATTTTGCGGCTTGAGCTTCTCTGTTTCTTACTACTTCATCCCCGTAGTTAGCAATACTTTCACTACCAAAAGTTTCTCCTAGCACTCGTATTCCTGCGCCGCCTGTAGCAAGAAGTTGTTGAAAAGATTGATTAAGAACGTCAAAGAAACCGGGGTCTTCTTCTATTTCTGTTTCTTGTAAAGGATTTTCTTGTAGAGCACCTACAATAGTTGAAAATTCTGCTGCGGTTATCTGACCGGTGTAGTATTTTTGTCTAGCTTCTTCAAGGGACATTTTATTACCCTTTATGAAAGACCTATAGACTCTAGTGCTTTATCTTTAAGTTTCTTTTTAGCGTCGTCTAAAAACTTTTGTCCAGCATCCGTAACTAAACTTTTAACATCTTTTTCTCCTGTTGTAGAGGCGTCCGCGGTAGTGGTTGTAGTTGTAGCAGGAGATGCTCCTTTAGATAACTCCAGTATTCGTTGCATTTCCATTTGCAACAACTCATAGTATCCCGGAGTTCCCGGAGTTATTCCTTGTTCTTCTAATCTTTGCGTGGCCATGTTTTGAATAGTTAGACTTGTTCTTAAGTCAGAACTCGAAGACCCTGTTCCTCTAGATAAAGCCTGTATTAAAGCAGCGTCAGGGGACATTCCTACAGGGACGGCTTTAGCTCTAGCTTGACCAATAACATCAAAAGCTCCCGCAAGACCTCCCTCTTTTGACTTACCGGTCATTAGACCAGCGTTTATCATTTTATCTTCGTATTCTTTTAATCTTTCATAGTAAGGCATCAGCTGTTCTTCAACGGTGAGCTTGCCTGATTCAGAAGGAGGGAAAGGAGGTGGAGGAGGGTCGATTACATCTTTTTCTGTCTTAACTTTGCTTTTTTCTAGCTCCGCGATTTGTTTTTGTATTTCCGCTTTTCTTTCATCAGAAGTGTAAGGATTGTTTTGCTCAGCAATTAATTCTTCTATGCTTTTGTCAACGCCGGCTATTCTTTGTTCTTCTCTTCCCTCTGGTATACCAGCAAGTGCTGACATATCTTTTTCAAGAGCCTCTATTTTATTTTTTACTTGTTCTGGCCAATTATTCGGATTAGTTCCAAACTGTTTAATCAATCCTTGGTGATCGGCTTTTGCTGCGTTATAAACGTTTTCTCCCCCTCCTCCAATGTTTTTAATCTGTTCATCCGACAAATATTTAAAAGTTTGCTCGTACGGAGAGGTAGAGCTAGCTATGGTTTTACCAAACTCAGTTAAAAACTCTGCGCTTGGTTCAACAACAGTTAAACTTTCTTTAGGTTTGTACTTGTCTTGACCACTAAAAATAGTTAGTCCAACTTCTCTATAATCAGGATTATCTGCTGCTTTTTCCTGCCTAACGTCATTTATAATGTTTTTAATATTTCCTATATTAACGTAGTCCGGTAAGTTTAAAGTGTTTTTTAATTCTTTTTCAGATAAAGAATTTAAATACTCTAGTTCTCCTGAACTTAAATTCTTTAACAAAGAATACGTAGGAGCTACTTCTCCTCCTTCTTGCATCATTAAAGGTTCTTGGTCCATGGTTCCTGAACTATCGGACTCCATCATGTCGGATATTGCGGGGAAAGCCGCTTCTAGTTTTCTATCAAACTTATCTGTTAACAAAGTGACTTGATCGATATTGATATCTAAATCTAATTTATCAGCAGAGTTCTGTACATTTTTTTTAAAAAAATCATCTGCTTTATTTATAAAAGACTCTATTTCTTTTTTTACGTTTGCCGGCTCTTTTGCTTCTACGTTTGTTTGTTCAACAAATGTCATAATTGCTTCTTCTAAAGACTCTCTTTGTTCTTCTACGTCTTTAAGAAAAATACCTTCTTTGCCCCGCGGCTCTTTTATTTTTTCTTCTACTTCAGCTAATTCTGTAGCGATAACTTCAGGAGCTTCTTCGACCTCAACTTTAGGAGCTTCGCCAGTTGGTCGAACCGCCGCTGCCATTCTATTCAAAGCTTCGTTTATTTCTGGATCACCTTCTTCAAAGACTTGTGCAGGCATACCGCTAGGATAAGGCACGCCCATAGGGCCTGTGCCCTCAATAAAATTTAAGGCTTCTTCAGCTGGAAAAACCTCGCCGCCTCGTTCATAGCCCATTCTTTCCACTACTTCTGGAGCAGATTTAGATAAAGCAGCTAAACCTTTGTTTGGGTATTCTTTTCCGCCTGCTCCAACAAAACCACCTTTTTCCATTCCAAGCAGTCCCTGTAACCCACCGCCTCGTAAGAAGCCTAATGCTTGTGCTGTTGGATCTGTTCCAGCGGCTGCTCTAAATACTGTAGAGGCACGAGTTCTAGGCAATAAACCTAACATGCCTTGTAAGGTTTGTAGTCTTTGTCTTGGTTCTAGTGCGGCTCTTTGTGCAGCATCAAACGTAGAGTCAAAACCTGCCTGCTGTAAACCCCTGCCTAAACCACCTAATTGTCCTAGCGTTGCTATTTGATTCATTAGTCCCGATTGCCCTGTTTGCGCCAACCCAGCTAAACCAGAAGCTGCTCCTTGTGCTGCGGCTCTTGCTCCTTCAAACCCTCTTGATCTGATGCCACTTATTGCCTCTCCTAATCCTCTGCCCAAAGCTCTTTGCCTTTCTGATTCCATAAGTCTGCCACGTGAGCCGCCAAAAGCTCCTGCTTGCACAGCCGAAGCTCTATCCGCTATACCCTGTATGCCAGATCTTTCCGATAAATCACTTATAGTTTGTTGTACGACCGCGTCTTCGTATGGGTTGTAAAAGTCTCTTGCTCCCTGTGGACCGTAAAATCCTGCTGCTTGTTGTATGAACGGTTGAAACTGACCCAGTCCGCCGGCTAACTGTCTAGCTTGTTGTTCTAGGGGATCAAACCCAGCTATTTGTTGTTGAGCTATAGGCGTCGGTGTCGCAGCTAAATCAAATGCGGACTCTAAAAAGTCCTTACGCATCCTAGCGGCAAACGGATCTTCTACTCCTGATAAGGTGGTTACTGGATCAAGATAACTAGCCATTACGCTACACCCTCTGCCATTTTCATTAATCTGTACAAGTTTTCTGCCCCTAGTGCTCTAGTGGCTGGTCTAGTCATAACAAACTCGCCCGGCTCTAAAAAAGCCGGTGTTATATCTCCGGGGCCATCATCGTCCATGCCGCCTTTTTCATAGCCTTTTATATTGCCGTTTTGTTTAATACTAGCTATGCCTTTTAACAATCCACCTTCTTCTGCTGTAACAGGGCTCACGTTTGCGTATTGCGCACCTTCAATAAGAGCGGGCTGTAGGTTAGCTATTCTATAACTAGGTATGTTTTGCATTTGTTCTGGTGTGTAGCCAAAAGCAGACGCGCCTATGGGCACCACGTCTTCTGGGCTTTTACTTGGTCGGTCTAATATATTTTTAAGCAGGGCTAAGTTTGCTAACCCTCCTAAACCGCCAAGACCTCCGCCTGTGCCACCGCCCATGCCCATGCCGCCACCAAACAATGCAGCTGCTGTATTTCCGCCTAAAACTCCTTTAGTTGCGTCTTCTAATGTGTCCCCTAGTCCTTGTAGTTTTAATCTACCTGCTAATTCTTGCCCAGCCTCTGTTTGTAAGAATTTTCCTAGTGGGCTATCTTCACTAATTAACTGATCTCTTAACCCTTTAATTCCTCCTGATTTTATGCCTTCTACAATATCCATGCCAACAGAAGTACCCGGAGTGAACATACCTTCTTTTGTAAAACCTTTTGTCATGCCTTGAGCCAACGCACCGATCGCTCCTCCCTTAGCTGCATCAGCTAAATACTCTTTTGGTTTTTTACCTTCTAACAATCCTTTTAAACCAGCTCCAGCCAAACCGGATATTGCTGCTCCGCCGGGTATAAACATAGCAGCTATAGGAGCCAACGGCGCTAGTTTCTTACCCAACTTTTTAAGTCCTGTTTTTTCAGCTATTTTTTCTAGTCCTCTTGTTATACTTTTTAAAAAGAACTCTGGTTGCCCTGTTACGGGGTTTATTTTCATAGCCGGTGAACCGACTACAAATTCTTCTGGATTGACTTGAAGCTCCTTAAACTGATCGTAAAGCATTTTGCGTAACTCTGGGTTAGCATCTAGTATGCCTTTGGGCACAACGGTTTCTCCCGTTGCCACGTGAGCTATATGGTCGTCTTCAAAACGACCTAAACCTTTTGCTATGTTTAGTGACTCTTGTAGCTGCATAGTCTCTCGTTTAAGTTTTCTCTATTGTATGTGCAAATTTATTCTACTGCCACTATTTTTATGTATAAACGTGCCAGTCGTTACCGTCAAAAAGCTCTGCTTCGGCGTTTCTTCTGCGCACTAAACCTTTTAAAACCTTGCCGTTGGCCTTGTTCCATCGTTTTATCTGCTCTGCTACGTCGTCGTACGCGCCTTTGTTCAAGACTTTTCTTAACGTAGAAGTTTTTAAGTTCGTTGGTCCTAGGTTGTAGGTCCATGCTACCAGAGCGTCAAACTGGTTTTGCTCTAACGGTACGTCAATAAGATCTTCGACGTATTCTTCAAACTCTTCTAGGTCCTTGGCTAACAGTTCTTCTGCTTGGTTTTGCGTTATCTTCATGCCTTCGACTACATTTTTAGTTGTGCCGTAACCTATGGTTAGCACGCCAGCAGAACACAGATAACTTTCTAACTCGCACCCTTCAAAGTGTTTTATCAAGTCTATACCCTCTTGCGATATTTTCATTTTGCCTCCTTAGTCGTAACTTTTCTGTAATACACAACAACCTCTTTGAGCTCGTTGATGTAGCGTTTAAGTTCTTGCATGTTATAAGACATAAGCTCGTAGTCTGGTATAGACATAGCAACAAAAACAATTCTGCCTTCTTCTTTCTTCAGCCTATCTAAGAACTCATCAATGTTCTTTTCAGATACTACATACCAATACGGTTCTTTTAAGTCTATGCCTCTAGGCAACATAGGCTGCGCTATCTGCCTATCTAACGGTTTAGATATGACGTCTACTTGTTTAGGAATCAGGCTGCAACTGTAGACCGTCATCAAGACGATCAATGCTACGGCTGTCTGCTTCAATACTGTCGAATACATCTTTAGTGCCATTGTTTACTCTGGTTTCTATAAGTCCGGGTTTAGCTGCGGCTAGTTTACTTAGATTGTGTCGTTTGAAGATATCTAGGTATCTAGACATCTCTGCCTCTATCTCTTGGTTGCGCGACTGTATGGCTAGTAGCCCTTCGGTCTGCACCTTAAAATCATCTTGCAAAGATTCTATCGCAGCTTTTTGTTCTTGGTCCCTCAACTCAAAAGCTTGGTTGAGTGAAGCCAGTCTCGAGTTCTGGCTCCATAGAAAATATAGGGCTATAGCTAGTACCCCTACGACTCCTAATAATATTTTACTCACTCTTCGTATAAGTTATTAAATGTTATCAGCGGATCCAAATAACTTTCGTGCCCCTCAGCTGAATGTAAATGTTGCGACGGAGCAAAGTCTCT